GTTTACAAAAGGAGAAAAAATGGCAAATCAAGACGCAGCTTTTGGTTTTAGACCTACGAGACATCTCACAGGTGGACAAATCAGAACTGAAGAATATAAAATAGCCGCAAACTACAATACAGTGATCTACACTGGACAAGTAGTTGAGGCTGTTACAGCTGGTGGAATCGAAGCAGCAGCGGCCGCAGATGTTCAACAATTGGGCATTTTCGGTGGCGTGTTTTACACAGATCCCACTACAAGTAAACCAACATGGAGCGCTTATTATCCAGCAAGCACTAATGCTTCTGATCTTAAAGCATCCGTATATGCCGACCCTTACATTGTTTTTGAAGCACAGCACGATGGAACTGGAACAGCAGCTATGAATCATTCAGCAATGGATTTCGTAGGAACTGGTGGAAGTACATCAACTGGTCAATCAACTTCAGAATTAGATACTTCTGAAGCAGCGACTGACAACGGCTTCAAACAAATCGGGATCTCAGAAGATCCAGAAAACAGCGATACAAGTGCAGCTAACGCTAACGCGTATTGTGTGTTTAATGTCGGCGAGCACGTGTTTAAAGTAGACACGGCTTTAGCATAATAGGAGAATAGGAGAATAAATTATGGCTATATCACGATCACAACTAGTTAAAGAACTAGAGCCAGGATTGAATGCACTATTCGGCCTGGAATACAAAAACTATGCTAACGAGCATGCAGAAATTTTCGATTCAGAAAATTCAGACAGAGCTTTCGAAGAGGAAGTTATGTTATCTGGATTCGGAAATGCAACTGTAAAACCTGAAGGTCAAAGTGTTAACTACGATGCAGCACAAGAAACTTTCACGGCTCGTTACACTCACGAAACGCTTGCTTTAGCGTTCTCAATCACTGAAGAAGCGATTGAAGATAACTTGTATGATAGACTTGCGTCTAGATACACAAAAGCATTAGCTAGATCTATGGCTAACGCGAAACAAGTTAAAGGAGCGAATGTTCTTAACAGAGCATTCAACAGTTCATACACTGGCGGCGATGGCTTAGAACTTTGTTCTACAGCTCATACAATCGTTGCAGGGACTTTCAAAAACGAGCTTTCAACAGCTGCGGATTTGAACGAAACTTCATTAGAACAAGCACTGATAGATATCGGTGTAATGAAGGACGAAAGAGGTCTTAAAATTGCAGCAAAAGGAGTAAAAATGATTATTCCTAATGACTTGCAGTTTGTTGCAGAGAGATTGTTAAAATCTCCAGGAAGAACTGGAACAGCTGACAATGATATCAATGCAGCTAAGAATATGGGGATGATTCCTCAAGGTTATGTGGTAAATCACTACTTAACTGATTCTGATGCATTTTTCATCAAAACTGATGTTCCTAATGGACTTAAACATTTCGTTAGAGCACCTATCAAAACTGCCATGGAAGGCGATTTTGAAACAGGAAACGTTAGATACAAAGCTAGAGAAAGATACAGCTTCGGCTGGTCTGACCCTAGAGGTATCTTCGGATCACCTGGTGCGTAATCTAAATTAAACAATTAGGGGCCGCCTCAAAACGGCCCCTTTTTTATTGAATACAGTAAGAATTATGATAAAAGATTTTTTAGTGACAATAATTGCTCATGGGTACCGTACAAAGTTCCCCATTAAAGCTGAAGATTCCCCAGAATCTATAGAACAATCTATAGTTGACAAATTGGGAGAAAAAAGTATAAAGTGGGAACAATCGGGATTTTTTGATAAATCTCGAAAATGGATAACCTATGAGGAGGTTATAAATGACCCAAGATCTGTACAAACAGAAAAAATCCTTGGAGTTGAGTTGGGAGCAGGAGTATAACCAACATGGTAGATACACTCTCAATATGGTCAGAATTGATAATAAAATTAAAGAAATTATCAATGAGATCAAATTAGAAGAAGCTAAGATTGCTGATAGAGAAAATTCTATCACAAGTTCAGCTCCAGAAGTGTCGATAGCCACTTAAACAAAAAGCTATATCACTGAATTAAAGTTTCAATACGTAATCCCTTGCACTCGGCTAAAATATAGCGTATAAAAAACACACTATACAATTATAAAAGAATACTAACGCGGTATAGTCGACGGCCTAGAGATAGTATTCACACACAACTAGGAGGATTATAATTATGGCAACAACTACATTTAATGGAACAGTCCGTTCGGACGGTGACATTAAGGCAACAACTAAAAACACAACTACTGGAGCTTTTGTTGACTACGCAGTTATCAAAGCTGCTGGTGGTATGGAAATAGAAAAAGTTGCAAGCACTGGAAACAACATTGTAGCAGCAGGTACTTCAACAGGTACTAACAATGCAAGTTTAGGTACAGCAGCAACTATTTTCAAAATAACACCTAATGATCACGGAACAGGAATTGCTGATGATGCAATTAACACATTCGTGAATAAAGTTGGTGGTCTTATTTACACGACTATTCTAATCGATCTACATGGTGGATTAGCTAGTGGTGGAGCAGCTAATGATATTATTGGTACTGATGGTGGAACAGCTAATGCTTACATTGCAGAACTAACAACTGGAGTTAATGGAATTCCTTTTGAAATAGAAATGGCGTGCTTAGAAGTACCAACAGGTGGAGACCCAGATATTAATTTAGTATGTGGTGCTACAGCAACTGATGCAGAAAATGCAGCAGTATCTAGTGGAACAGTATTACTTAATAATGGTGACTTAACTTTAGGTATGTATGTTTCTGCTGATGGTGGAGCAACACTTGCAGCATTAACTAAAAAATATCTTTACTTGACTACTGGAGATGCTACTGAAGCAGCTTACACAGCAGGTAAATTAGTTATTAAAATCACTGGCGCAGCTTTTGATTACAATAACGGCTAATAAGTAAAAACTTAAATTAGAGCGGGGCTTCGGCCCCGTTCTCTAACAGGAGGAAAACATGGCAGACGCAGTATCAAGTCAAACAATAGTAGATACAGACAAAAGAGTTGTAATGAAATTTACAAATCTTTCTGATGGTGAAGGTGAATCAGCAGTAAAGAAAGTAGATGTTTCAGCTTTAAATTCTCACCCAGACGGTACCGCTTGTTCACGAGCGATAATTGATCAAATATGGTATGATGTTGGTGGAATGAGACTTACCATCGATTTTGATGCAAGCACTAATGTTCCAGCTTTAGTTTTAGGTGGAAGTGCAGCAGCAGGTAATGTTCAAGGACATATGGACTTTAGATCTTTTGGCGGTATTAAAAATAACGCTGGTGGTGGAATTACTGGTGATATTGACTTCACAACTAGTGGACACACCAATCTAGATCATTATACAATTATTCTAGAGATGCGAAAATCGTATTAGAAGGGTAACGCATGGCGAATACTACTTCTGGTACAGTCACTTTTGACAAAACATTTGCTGTTGATGATATTATATCTGAAGCATATGAACGAATTGGTTTACAAGTCACAAGTGGTTATCAATTAAAAACAGCAAGACGTTCTTTAAATGTAATGTTTCAAGAATGGGGCAATAGAGGTTTGCACTACTGGGAAGTAGGCGACACTAATATTGATTTGGTTGAAGGTCAGGCTGAATACACTTTCTATAGAGCTAGTTCAGATGGAACTTCTTCTACTACAAATGGTGGAACAAGTGGATCTTCTACGTATGGTATAGCCGATGTTCTAGAGGCAACCTATAGAACAGGAAGAACTGAAACAACACAAGCTGATTCTGCTTTAACAAAAACAAATCGAGCAACCTATTCTGGGTTAGCTAATAAATTATCTAAAGGAACACCTTCTAGATATTTTGTTCAAAGATTTATTGATAAAACAACAATTACTGTTTATCCAACTCCAGATTCAACAGCGGCATCTAAAGATATGCACATTTATTTTGTAAAAAGAATTCAAGACTTAGATGCAACGTATACTGATGCAACTGATGTTCCGTACAGGTTTGTACCTTGTATGGCATCAGGATTAACTTTTTATTTAGCACAAAAATTTGCACCACAAAGAGTGCAAGAAATGAAATTATTATATGAAGATGAGTTAGCAAGAGCTTTGTCAGAAGATGGATCTTCTACAAGCACTTATATAACTCCTAAAAACTATTATCCGAGTACTTAATTATGCCATTTGCAAGAGGAAAATACGCTAAAGCAATATCAGACAGATCAGGAATGGAATTTCCATATTCTGAAATGATTCGAGAATGGAATGGTATGCTAGTTCATAAATCAGAATTTGAAGCTAAACACCCACAATTAGAAACAAGACATTATGCAGGTGATGGTCATGGTTTAGCAGATGCAAGACCTGCAAGAGAAGAGAATGAAGTATCGAGAATGTTAGGACCAGATCCTTTTGAAACTATTGCAGCTAGTTCTGGAATTATAAATGTTTATGAAAAAAGTCACGGTAGAGATACAAGTGACACGGTTAGATTTAGAGGTCCAATTTGGACAAGTTCTGATTCGGACGCTCATCAAAATCCAACTGATTTTGATGGAATATCTGGATCAAATATTGCTTATTCTTCTGGCTATTCGATCACTGTTGGAAAAAGAGATTCAGCTGGAGATATTACAAATACAAATGATTACTATCACTTTACTGTAAATACAAACACTGCTACAAGTGGAGGAGTATCAGGAGGAGGAAACAGTTGTTCGGCAGGACCAGCAACTATAACAGCATAATATGGCAGGATTTACATACTCAACATTAACAACAGCAATTCAAAATTATACAGAAGTAGGAACTGGTGTCTTATCAAGTACAATTACTGATCAATTTATTGATAATTCTGAACTTAGAGTTCAAAGAGATATTCCAATTGATGCTGATCGAAGAGAAATGATAGGTAATTTAGTAGCTTCAAAAGACAATGTTCATGCTCCGGCTGGAACTTTATTTGTAAGAGGATTACAAGTTTATACTTCAACAACAGCTGCTACAGGAGCAAATAGCTTTTTAGAAAAAAAGGATATTAGCTTTATCAGAGAATATGATGCTGCTGAGACAACTACAGGAACACCAAAATATTATGCAATGTCTGGAGGAGGCGCAACAGGAGCTGGAGCGACTACTTCAGGAAGAATTACAATAGTTCCTACTCCAAGTTCAGCTTTTATGTATAAATTACATTATAATGCTAGACCTCTAGGATTAAGTTCAGCAAACACAACAACTTATTTAAGTTTAAATTTTGGAAATGGATTATTGTATGCATGCTTAGTAGAAGCTTTTAGCTATTTAAAAGGCCCTATGGATATGTTACAATTATACGAAAAGAAGTATCAAACAGAAGTACAGAAGTTTGGTGCGGAACAACTAGGTAGAAGAAGACGAGACGATTATACAGATGGAGAACCACGTATACCAGTTCCGGCTCAGACACCGTAAGGATAAAATATGGCAACACTAACAACAAAAATAATAGAAGAAATAACATTAAACAATAACAGTTATAACAGTGAACGATCACTAGATATTTCTAGTGTTGATGAAATTGTTAAAAGAATCGTTACGATTTCAACAACAGAAACAGGACTATTGGGTTTTGCTACAGCTTCTTCAACAGATTTATCAAAAAGTTATCTAGCAGGTCAGTTTGACGAAGACGATGTTAGATACATTAGAATTACAAATTTAGATTCAAGCAACCATCTTACATTAACTTTTAGAGATGAAGATAGTACAGAGTTTGCTATTAAAGTAGATGCTGGCCACTCGTTTATTTATCCAGGTGATAATAGTGGTGGCGTTGTAGATACAATGCATGCAGGAGGATCTGCACTAACGGTATCTTTTAATGATTTGGTTGATATTACAGCAACCGCAGATACATCTTCTGTTGACGTAGAGGTATTTGTAGGAAGCGCTTAGGATAAAATATGGCATCAAGTTTTACAGGTTTAGGCACAGAGTTAATGACAACCGGCGAAAATGCCGGTACATGGGGTACAACTACCAATACCAATTTACAAATTATAGAACAACTTTCAGGTGGTTATACTGCTCAATCTATTGCGGGTTCAGCTCAGACAACAACATTATCTGTTTCTGATGGATCTACAGGTGCAACACTTGCGCATAGAGTTATAGAATTTACAGGAACAATCACTGGAAATCAAATTGTAACTATTCCTTTAGATGTTCAACAATTATATGTTATCAAAAATGGCACGTCAGGTGCTTACACCGTTCAATTTAAATATGTTTCTGGATCAGGATCCAGTGTCACTTTTGCAGCTACGGACAAAGGAACGAAACTTCTTTATGCTGCAGCTGATCATGCTTCTAATCCAAATATTGTTGATTCAGGCCTTGGATCGACTGGAGCTTATGATTTAGATGGTAACGAATTAACTCTTGATGCTGATTCCGATACTAGCATTACAGCAAGTACCGATGATCAGATTGATATTGAAATTGCAGGAGCTGATGATTTTACATTTACTGCGAATGCTTTCAATGTATTAACAGGATCTCATGCAACGTTTGCTGATAGTGCTAATGCTAAGTTTGGTACAGGTAATGATATGTTACTGTACCATGATGGTTCTAATTCTTATATTACAAACGCTGTAGGCGCTTTAAAAATTGCAACAGAAACTTCTGGAATAGCAGTTACCATTGGTCATACTACATCAGAAACAACAATTGCTGACAATCTTACAGTCACAGGAACATTAACAGGTACTTTAGCGACTGCCGCACAGGGCAGTGTAACCAGCCTCGGTACTCTTACAACTTTAACCGTTGATAACATTATTGTTAACGGAACAACAATTGGACACACAAGTGACACAGATTTATTAACCCTTACAAGTGGGGTCGCAACTGTTGCAGGAGAATTAGATGCAACGACTTTAGATATATCAGGCAATGCAGATATAGATGGAACAACAAATTTAGACGCTGTTGATATTGATGGTGCTGTACAAATAGATGGTACACTAACTACTGGTGTTGATGACACTGGAGTAGATGTAAAATTCTTTGGTGCTACATCTGGAAGTTTCTTATTATGGGACGAATCAGATGATGCATTAGAATTAACAGATTCTTCTCCAATTAAAATTGGTGATGGTGGTGATATGCAAATCTACCATGACGGTAGTAATTCATACATTACAAATTCACAAGGAGCTTTAAAACTTGCGACAGAAACTTCTGGTATTGCACTTACATTAGGGCATTCAACTTCAGAAGTTACAGTTGCAGATAACTTAACAGTAACCGGAGATTTAACTGTTAACGGAACAACGAC